TGAGTCACAGACGGCACAGAACGCATTTATTCAGCAGGGATTCTCTAACGAGGTTGACCAGTTGTATAACAGACTTTCTAACTGTCCTGTTCCTTCAACACCGGTTTATGGCAGAACACCTATATTCACTTGCAACAATGGTGGATGTGGTTGCGGTGTAGCATAAGGAGGTTATCATGGCAGCAGAATATTTAGCAAATGCAATACAGGAAGTTGCTCTCAACGGACCTGTAATCTTTAGTGCTTCTATTCCTTGTACTCGTGGTTATATATATCATGAGGACGAAACTGGAGTTTTTATTCTGCGTGGGGTAACCAACCAGTGCTTCGCAACTTATCAGGTAACATTTAATGGGAATATTGCAGTACCTGAAGGTGGTACTGTTGCTCCCATAGCCATTGCTATTACAGTTAATGGTGAACCTCGTCTTACAAGCCGGGCTATTTATACGCCTGCTGCCGCAGATGAATATGGTAATGTTACCAGTACTGCGATAATAAAAGTACCAAGAGGATGTTGCTTCTCACTTTCAGTAGATGCCGTACCGGCTACAACTGACCCGACAGTAACACCTGCACCGGTTATCAATGTGCAGAACGCAAATCTGACCATATCGAGAATAGCATAGAAAGGAGAACGGATATGCACAAGATACAGATGTATGAAAACCTCCGGGATATGCTTGAACGAGAGGTTAAAGACATTGAGAAGAAAGGTGACCTCGATGTCCAGTCATTAGATAATCTTTACAAATTGATGGCTGCAATTAAAAACACCGACAAATGTATAGACTACATGAAGGCAGAAGAAGGTGGTATGAGCAATGGTATGTCCAATGCTTATCGCCGTAGTTACGATAACAGAAGTTATGACGGTAGAAGTTATGACGGAATGAGCAACAGAATGATGCCTGAATGGTCTTACGATGGTATGTCGAATGACGGAATGTCAAACGATGGTACGAGCAATGCTCGCCGTGGTCGTGATGGCGATGGTGATGGTCGTTATAATGAAAGCAGGGATAACTTTCGTAATAGTCAGAATAGAGGACAATCCTACGAAAACAGTTACGGGTACAGTAGGGACGCCTCAAAGAAAAAGATGGTACAAAAGTTAGAAACTCTTATGGATGACACAATGTCAGAACATGAACGTCAGGCTATCATGGACTGCATCAACAAAATCAAATAATGAAGATTGAGGGCGTGCATTGACACGCCCTCTTTTGAGGCGAATTATGAATATACAAGACATCAACAGAACAATACAGGAACTAAAAGATGATAGCACAACATTTGAAAATTGTGAGAGATTGGCACACCTCTATATAGTCAAAGAGCATATGAATAATGCAGAAGATGAGTACGATGACATATTACCACAATACGTCAAATATATAGTGATGAAGCGTAAGTATCAGTTGGGAGAAATATCAGAGCAGGCAATAGAGAAGCAAATAAAAGCGGTATGCAAAGAAATATCAGAGTTTATACACACTCTTTATATAAGCACAGATATGCCAAGTGAACGTGAAATAATTAAATCCATGATTAGTGGTTTACAAACCTTATAATACGTTGTATAATGTATCAAAAAGGAGGTAGACCATTATGAGTCCTGAATTGATTACAGAATTGACAAAAGCAATTATATCAGTTGTCCTTATTCTTATTACCGCATTCGTTATTCCTTGGTTGAAGAATAAAGTTGGTGAAGATAAGTACGCAACAGTAGTGGAATTTGCTGAAATTGTTGTACGTTCAGCCGAGAAGATTTATACACAGGAAGAATGGTTGAAGAAGAAGGATTATGCAGTCGAACTTGTAGCGAAGAAAGCCCACGAACTTGGACTTGATTTAGATGTAGCAGAAATTAACGCTATAATCGAAGGTGCAGTACAGGCAGTATAGGGATAGACTATGGCATATACAGACGCTTCATTTTTTGCAAAACTGAAACCGTACGTTATCAATGATATGAGAAAAACTGGTATTCTTGCTTCTCTTACTGCCGCACAGGCTTTTATAGAGAGCAACAAGGGTAACAGTGGACTCACAGTACAATGTAATAATCTGTTCGGCATAAAAGGTCAGTACAATGGCCAGTCGAAGAAGTTTTGGACAACAGAGTATTACAATGGGGTTAAGACCAAAGTTCTTGCAGATTTTAGAAAGTATCCGAGTTGGGCAGAGTCAATAGCAGACCACTCTGGCTTGTTTAACAGACTTGCAAGATACAAAAACCTGCGTAACTGTAAGAGTTATAGAGAGGCTTGTATCAATGTTCAAAATGATGGGTATGCTACATCACCCACATATGCACAGACTTTGATAAATACCATTGAGAAGTACAAGTTATATCTTTGGGATGCAGAAGCGGCTGGTAGTGGTATATATACACCGGAAGTACCATCGAGTACAATAAATAGTACACCTACACTTCGCAAGGGTGATAGGAACGCTTATGTACTGCACTGGCAGAAGTTTCTTAATCTTAACGGATATGCTTGTGGGTTAGAAGATGGAATATTTGGACCTAACACAGAAGAAGCCGTTAAGCAGTGGCAGATAGTGCATGGATTGAAAGCAGATGGTATTATAGGCCCTAAAACATGGGCTTCGATAGGAGTTAAGTGATGGAAGGTTTAGCAACAGAGATTTTACACGAACTAAAATTGCAATGCAGGCGATATTTTATACTGTTAGTGATAGTTACAATCCTACTTTTTGCCAGTAACATTGCTTGGTTGTATGCGTGGAATCTTCCAGACGATGAGTTTACGGAGTCATATGAACTTACAGGCACAGATGATGCCAATGTAGTATATAATAGTCAAGGCGAGGTACAGATAGATGGCGAAAATTAAAGGCAAAAAGAGAGTAGTGTCAAGAGCAAGTAGCCGACCACGTAAGAAAAAGAAGAAATGATTATATCGAAATTCACCACACCAGAACTTGATTATTTCAGAGAACATTGTGGTTTTACAAAAATTGAAACACAGGTGTTTGAATTGAGAAGTCAAGGCGCATCTTTACACGATATATCATTTACTCTTGGTATAAAGATGGATAGTGTAAAGAAAGTTAGCCAGAAAGTCAACAAGAAGATAATCGAGGCACTATAAAGCACTTATTCTACAAGATGAGTGCTTTTTTATATGATATAGTGCAACAGAAAGGGGTGAATATCATGGATATGGATAAGTTTTACAAACTACTCACCAATGATGAAGAAATAGCAGATATACCTATACTCTTTATATTCAGAGTTGCGGTGAAAGCGTTTGAAATAATCAATTCTGGTGAGTGTAAATATGATTTAGAAGATATATAAATATAAGAAGTCAGTCTGTTTTTACAGGCTGATTTTTTATGTCTTGACAAAATTGTACTATTGATATATAATGTTCACAGAACAAAAACATTTACTCGGTGAAGAACATGATTAACATTGACATTAGAAAATCAGATAGAGCAAACGGAGACTTCTCGATGTTTATATCTTTTCCATACGATACAAAGATTATAGACATCATCAGAAGTTTTCCCACAAAGTATTGGTCACCTGATGCAAAAGAATGGGAAGTACCTGCTCTGAAACTTATTGAAATGAAAAAGAAACTTTCGGGATTTAATTATCAAGTATCTGGAGAAGAACTTCTGGTGAAAGAAGAAGTTGAAGCACCTGAAGATTTTAAGTTTAAGACAAAGCCTTTTGAACATCAGATTGTAGGTTTCAACTTCGGGCTCAATCATCAGAATTGGTTACTTGGGGATGAACAAGGACTCGGTAAGACAAAGCAAGTCATTGACATAGCAATAGCCAAGAAGATGAAGTACGGATATAAGCATTGTCTGATAATATGTGGTGTCAATGGACTTAAATGGAATTGGCGAGAAGAAATAAAGACACATTCTAATGAAGAAAGTTTTATTTTAGGTCAGAGATTAAAGCGTGGTAAATTAGTCATCGGCTCTACACAAGATAAGATAAATGATTTAGATGTACTCTTGACTTCGCCAGAGACAATTTCAGAATACTTTCTTATAACTAATGTAGAATCTTTGCGTAATGATGATATAGTCGCTAAAATAAGCGAATTATGTAAAAATAAGAGCATAGGAATTATAGCGGCTGATGAAGTACATAAGATGAAGAACCCGACAAGTCAACAAGGTAAAGGATTTTTGAAGTTAAATTCTGAATGTAAGATTGCTATGACGGGTACACCTCTTATGAATACGCCACTTGATTTGTTTATCATTCTCAAATGGTTGGGATATGAAAAACATTCTTTCTATGCTTTTAAAAATCATCATTGTGTAATGGGTGGTTTTGGGGGATATGAAGTCATCGGATATAAGAACATGGGTGAACTTCAAGAACAATTAGATACTATAATGTTACGGCGATTAAAAGAAGAAGTATTAGACTTACCAGAGAAAACATACATAGATGAGTATGTAGAAATGAAAGGTAAGCAAGAACAGATATATAAAGAAGTAACGATGGAGATAAAAGCAAATATAGACCAAATCTCTATCGCACCTAATCCTCTTGCAGAACTTATTAGGATGCGACAAGCAACAGGATATACAGGTATTCTTTCTTCTACTATTAAAGAGAGTGCAAAACTTGATAGAATGGAAGAACTTGTAGATGATGCAGTAGAAAATGGCAAGAAAGTTGTAGTGTTCAGTAACTGGACACAAATGACAGATGTGATTATGGATAGATTATCACTTAAAGGTTATGAGCCAGTGATAATAACAGGACAGACACCTGATGTATCAAGACAAGCCTACATAAATTATTTTCAGAATGAAGATAAATGCAAGGTAATGATAGGTACGATTGGAGCACTTGGTACTGGTGTAACATTGACTGCAGGTACAGTAGAGATATTTTTAGATGAGCCATGGAATAAAGCACTAAAAGACCAGGCAGAAGATAGATGTCATAGAATAGGTCAGAATAATAATGTTACCATATACACGTTACTTACTAAAGATACTATAGATGAACGCATACATGAATTGGTAGAAAGAAAAGGCGCTTTAAGTGATGCTATTGTAGATGGCAAAATCACTCAAAATAAAGCAGAACTCTTGGAGTTTCTATTATCATAGAAAGGAGGTTTATATAATGGCTGAAAGAACCAAACTTCTTACAATAGAAGAAGTAGCCGTATCTGTTGGTGTTTCTGTACAGACGATTAACATCTGGTATAGATGGAGAAAGCAGAATCCTAAACACGAAAGAGCAAAGATGTTACCTGAACCTATACAAGCAAAACCGAGACAAACGAGATTTTGGGAACCGCAAGACGTTATGAAACTTATAGAGTTTAAGAACACAGTAAAAGTTGGCAGAGATGGAATCATGGGTGCAATCACCCAGAAGTACGTGAAAAAGGAGAAACAGTAATGGCAGGATTAAAAGATTTAGTACCTTTGTACTATGATAACAAACAGAACCTTGACTTTTATAAAAAAGAATGTGATGCCCAGAACGCAGAGATAAAGAAGATAATGGCAGAACAGGATGTAAAAGATTTTGAAGTTGACGGTATTGTAGCAAAGTATGTCATTCAGAAAAAAGAAAGCATGGATGAAAATGCTTTACTCAAACTTCTGAAAGAAAAAGGCTATACAGATGTTATTAAGACAAAAGAGTATGTAGATATGGATGCTCTTGAAAACGCCCTTTATCATGATGCTATAGATAAAGATACTATAGTAGCAATGGATAAGTGCAGAGAAGTTAAGGAAGTAGTACAGTTAAGAGTATCAAAAAAGAAGGTGAAGCAGAATGACGATTGATCCATTTTGGGCTGGTGTGCTTTTTACAATATTTTTAGAATTGTTAGCACTATTTATACTGGCACTAATCAGAACACGCAAATGAAGGAGAACAGAAAATGAAAGAAAGTAAAGCAATACCTCTTACTATCAAGGCTACAAGCAGAGTAGCACTTAAAATCAAGGACAATTTTTATACTGTCGAATTTACAGAAGAAAGAGCAATACCCGATGGAGATGTAGATGTAGCGTTTGAAAGACAGGCATTATGGGATGATGTAAATAAGACAGTAGATGACCAGTGTGAAGAAATATTAAAAACATTCAAGTAACCTGTTGAAAACATCTATTACTTATGATAGTATGTGAATGTCAGAACGTGTGTTTTTCATGACATATATTGTTCCTTTCAAGCAGTTGGTTGATATGCCGGTATCAATCAATGATAACTACATATCGACCAACGAAGAGATTAAACTCTTATCTGATGTAGCCGGCACTACAGAAGATAAGAGTTTTTCTATCAAGGAGTATAAATATGACAGATAGAGATTTTAAAGGTGTATGGATCCCAAAAGATATATGGTTAAATAAAGAACTTTCGATGATAGAAAAGGTCATCCTAATAGAGATAGATAGCCTTGATAATGAATATCATTGTATAGCCAGCAATGAATACTTTGCAGAGTTTTGTAACTGCGGTGTATCTACAGTCACAAGAGCCATAAAACATCTGAAAGATTTGAATTTTATAAGAGAATTAGCATATGATGGTAGGCATAGAAGATTGAGCATAGTCAAAATGATTAGTCAGACTAATCAAAATGACGAGTCTGACTCATCAAAACGACTATCTAATAATAAAGATATTAGTACAAGTAATAAGGATATTACTATTATAAATAATAGTAATACCGAAAATGACTTCCTCGGTCAATTAAAGCAAAAGAAAAAGAAATCACTTTACGAAAAATGTTATGACCATATATTAGAATTTACAAATAATGTAGGTCTTATAGATGCCCTTAATGATTATCTCAAAATGAGATTGCAGATGAAAGATAAGCCACTATATGAAAATAGTTGGAAGGGTATGTTAAAGAAGTTAGATAAAATGGATAATCAAATAGATGTAGTCAATACATCTATAGAGAGAGGCTGGGCTTCATTCTTTGAACAAAAGACAAAGGGTAAAGAGAAGTTTGGCGAAGATGATAGTATAAAATCTGTGAAAGGAGAATTTATAAGCAGTGGAGAGACGTTCTGATTGTTGGTATCGTAGAGTCTGTCAAGAGCCATGCACTAACTCATGTGTACGTTATTTAGAAATGTCAGAATTGATGGACACAAGTAATATACCTAAAGCAAAACAAATACCTCAAAGTCTTACTGCACCTAAGTGTGACAAGGATGCTTTTATACAACTTGCGGGTATTAAAAGTAACATAGTAGAGTTTGTAGAATGTGGTGAGAATCTTTATATTGCCAGCAGAATAACAGGTAATGGTAAAACATCATGGGCTATAAAACTTATGCTAAAATATTTTGATGAGATATGGGCAGGTAATGGATTTAGAACAAGAGGTATATTTATTCATGTGCCGACATTCTTATTAAAATGTAAAGACTTCAATAATAAAGATGAGGCATTTGAAGATATGCGTAATAAATTATCAACCGTAGATTTAGTAATATGGGATGATATAGCAAGTACTGATGTAAGTGCCTATGATTATTCGCAACTTCTTATGTATATAGATAACAGACTATTTAATGGCTTGTCAAATATATTTACAGGCAATTATGATGATAGAGCAAGTCTTGAAAAAAGATTAGGCATGAAATTAGCAAGTAGAATATGGTCAGATACTACACAAGTAGTAGTATTTAAAGGTGGTGATATGCGTTGATGATACAATTACAAGTGTTATCGAAGATACTTCAAACGGGTAATAATGACATTGTAGAAGATAACCTACTTGATGAAAGTTATTTTACAGGCTATGAAGATGAGTTTAACTTCATACAGAGTCACATAAAAGAGTACGGTAACGTACCAGATAAAGCAACATTTCTTGGTAAATTTCCGGATATAGAACTTGTGGAAGTAACTGAAACTGACAGATACTTATTATCCACATTAAGAGAACAGAATTTATATAACAGAGCAGTACCAATAATTCAGCAAAGTGCGAAGTTATTCAAGGCTGATTCAAATGAGGCAGTAGAATATCTTCTTAATGCTATAAAGACACTACAACCTAACTATGATTTAGGTGGTACAAATATTATAGCAGATGCACAAGAACGATATGACCAGTATATAGAACGTAAAGACCATCAAGAAGATTGGTACTTCACAAGTGGATTTAATGAACTTGATGAGATACTTCATGGCATACAGAGAGAAGAGGAGTTGTTTGTAATATTTGCAAGAACTAATCAAGGTAAGTCATGGGTACTTGAAAAGATATGCACAAATATATGGAGTCAAGGGTTTAATGTAGGTTATATAAGTCCAGAGATGAGTGCAAGTAGTGTCGGTTATCGTTTCGATACATTATTTAATAACTTTAGTAATAAAGCCTTGATGTGGGGTAAAGATGACGTAAAAAATTATGATGAGTATATAAAGAAATTGGCAGAGAATGAGCATAAATTCATAGTATCTACACCACATGATTTTAACAGAAAAATAACAGTAACCAAGTTAAAGAATTGGATAACACAATATAAACTTGATGCAATAGCAATAGACGGTATAACATATCTGACAGATGAGCGTTTTAAACGTGGCGATACAAAGACGATAATGTTGACCAATATAAGTGAAGATTTAATGTCACTATCAATGGAACTTCATGTACCAGTACTTGTAGTAGTACAAGCAAACAGAGGCGGTGTAATAGATAAAGATTCAGATGGTACACCAGAGTTAGAGAACATAAGAGATAGTGACGGCATATCTCAAAACGCAAGTAAAGTACTATCTATCAGACAAAAAGACAGTATCTTGCAGATAGGCATAAAGAAGCAGAGATTTGGTGAAGTAGGAGGTAAGTTAAATTATGCATGGGATATAGACCAAGGTTACTTCACATTCATACCAAGTTATGATGATGCTGAAAAGCCTGAAAAGACAGAAACAAAAGTAGTGGACATAAGAAGTAAATTCAAAGATAAAGAGGACTTGTTCTAATGTCAATATTTATTAGTATAATGGAAGTGTTTTGTCTTGTAGCGATTATATTGTGTACATTCGCATTTATACATAATATGATAGAGTTGTCTATACTTGTGTTTGAGATTATAAGGGATAAAATACATGATAATAAATGATACTATATTTAATTGTGAACTTGATGATATACTGGACAGATTAGAGATGTTCCAGAACAGAAAAGATTCAGGCGATAATATAATGGTATGTTGTCCATATCATAATGAACGTAGACCAAGTGCTGGCATAAGAAAAAGTGATGGACTGTTTCATTGTTTCGCCTGTAATGAAGTACATACACTACCAGAAGTTATCTCACATATATTTAATGCAGATGATATGGGAGCATATGGATGGAAGTGGTTACTTAAAAACTTCTTGACAGTATCGGTGGAAGAAAGAGAAGAAATACCACTTGATTTTGAACGCAATACGAAGTATAATGTTACTGTCAATGTTGACACAGTAAGCGAAGAAGAATTGGACAGATATAGATACACACATCCTTATATGTATCAGAGAGGCTTAACAGATGAAGTTATTGAATTATTTGACATCGGCTATGATAGTAGTAGTGATTGTATTACTTTTCCCGTTCGTGATGTTCGAGGCAATACGTTGTTTATTGCAAGACGTAGTACCAAAACAAAATTCTTTAACTATCCGAAAGATGTAGAGAAGCCATTGTATGGGTTATATGAGATAGAGAAAACAAGTTTTATTTCAAAAGAGCCAATATTTTCAAAACACGCAGTAAATATTAATGATAAGAAGATGTGGTTCAATGATACAGTTAATGGTAGTATAACAATTAAGAAATATCCATCAGAAGTAGTAGTGTGCGAGTCCATGTTAGACGCATTGTCATTTTGGACAGTAAACAAACAAGCAGTAGCATTGAACGGTTTAGGCAATGAATTACAGTTTAAACAATTAAGAGAATTACCTTGCAGAGAATTAATCTTATGTACAGATATGGACGAAGCAGGAATGAAAGCAAGAGAAAGGATACGAAAGAATGTCAGAAATAAACTTATATCTGAATATATATTACCTACAGGTCGTAAAGATGCTAATGAGTGTACAAAAGAAGAATTGAAACAGTTGAAGCAAGTTTATTGAAGGAGTAAAAATGAGGGACAGAATATATTACATAGGGGCAATACTTACGTTAATAGCATTGTGTTGTAATTATTCAGCAGTAAACGTAGTAATGATAGTAATAGGGTTCAGTATGGTATTAACGGGGTATATAAAATGAACGAACTTGAAAAGATATATGGTAAGCCGTACATAAATGAAGATTTACTCGAAAAAGTAATGAAGGCAAGAACTACCAACAGACTGCACGATGACTCATTCAAAGTATGGGAACATCAAGATACATTTAGTGCCGCTGATAAGAGATGGTTTTCAGAATTAGGTAGAAGTATAGAAAAACTTTCAGAAGAAGAAGCCGCAATAGTAGTTTATACTGCAATACAGAATTGGCCAGAAATGGTATTTCAGTTATTGCTTGAGGAATATTTAATTAATAAGGAGGAAGTAGAAAATGGAAAGAATTAGGGAAATGATTGAGGTAAGAAAGTCAAAAATCTATGAAAGAATGGGTAGTGATAAGAAATGCACAGGTGATCCAATCATAGGTAGATTTATGGAAGGTAAAGTGATTGCCGAAAGAGATGAGTTTGAATTTTATGAGAAATTGCTTGCGGAGATGGAAGAATGACAAGAGAAGAAATAGTCGAAGGGTTAAAACTACTTGAGGATAATATGGTTTATTTTGACGAATTACAGAATGATAAGGGCGAGTGGATAGACGTTCACGAATTGATTTTTGAAGCAATATCCGCACTTAAACAAGAGCCTTGCGAAGATGCGGTAAGCCGTGAAATGGTAATAAGTAAAGTAAAAGAGTTATTTTCAATGGGTGAGTGTTATTGTGATGAACACGCAATAGTTGGAATGATAAACGAGTTTCCATCCGTCACGCAGAAGTCTATTGAGTGTGATGATGCCGTAAGTCGTGACGCCGTGCTTGACATAATATGCCGTGAAACAGAATGGTATGACATTAGGACGCAGATAGAGCAGTTACCTTCCGTCACGCAGAAGTTGGGGCATTGGATAATAACACCATTCTCTGTTACGGGTAGACATTACCAATGTTCAGAGTGTAAATATATACATACATTTACAAAGTTTGAATATTGTCCGAGATGCGGTGCAGAAATGTTTGAGCCACAGGAAAGTGAGGATAAGGAATGATTAAAGTGTACGGATGTTCGGATGATTTGTTAGAAATAGAGGGTGCGCCTTATCCTGCTGATGAGATAGGGTGCTTTGACAGCACGGTTGAGGTAAGATTTTCAGATGGAACAAAGATTAAGGCAGGCTATCCCAAAGATAAAATGGGAGTTTGGTGGATTAAGGTGCTTGAAAAGGGAACAGCACCACAGACCTTAACAGAATGCAACGATGAAGATGCAGATATTTATTCTGATGTATTCGAGATTGATGCTGATTATGTATGGCACAAAGTTAAGACGTATGGATAAGGAGAGTAGCGATGATAGTAATTGATATGGATATGCCAAAGAATTGTGCGGAATGTCCTTTACATACCGATACGTTGAGTAAGGTGTTTTGCGAGCAGACGTATAAGTGTGTCGGTACAACAGTGGCTTGTTATGAGCGTATGAAAGATTGCCCTATCAAATGTGACATTGAGCAGATAAGTTCAGCACGATACAACAATGGTTTTTATGACGGAAAAAAGGCAATGGAAGAAAAGATAGAACAGATAAGGGCAGAGATTAAGGAGTTAAGTTATCCATATAACTTAGAAGCAATGCGTACAAGATCAGATGTTTTACAGATTATCGACAAATACACGAAGGGAGAACAATGAGAGTACAAGATTTATCAGATGAAGAATTGGCAGCCATACTTGAAGTAATACTAATGGTAGGAATATGTCCTACAAATTTTGAGAGAGAATGTTTACAAGAGGCGGCAGATAGATTAAGAAGGGATTTAGACGATGGAAAGTAAAGGTTATTTTTGGGTAAAAGTAAATTTGAAAACAGATGAAACAATAGCAGTTGCAGATACACAAAGAGAGTTGGCAGAGATGCTTGGCATAAAGAAGGAATCAATCTGTCAAACAATAAGCAGAGCGAAAAGAAGAAATAGACCATGTGGCTATATGAAGATAATGGAGGACGAAAATGACTGACATTAACACTCTATTAAAATTCTATGAAACTAACCATGACTTCAAAAGATATATAGATGCGTGTGTGCAGACATATGGTAAAGATGTGCATTATATGTTAGAAACAAGAACCGCAGAGCAATACTACTTATCTTTAATAAAAGGCGGTTGTAATAATCATGATGAAATTAAAGATGAAGCCACTTGAAAAGATTTATTGGATGTAGTATAATATAAGCGTACATTGAAGTACAGAGAAACGTGAAACGAGAAAAGGAGGAACGGTAACATGAGTGAAATCGGTATAATCGGAGCAACGTATGAAGACCGAAGAACGAAGAAGAAAGGCAAACTTGTAGAACGTGATGAAAAGTTTAAGACACTTCTTATGGAATCATCAGATGGCAAATCTTTTAACATCACATTCGGTGGCTTCAAGAGTAACTGGCGTAAGATAGATGAGCCAGAACAGACATTAGAAGAAGCAATGGAAGAGATACCTATTCCAGAGCAAGAGAAGAAGCAGAAGCCAAAGAAAGAAAAGCCCAAGAAAAAATTAGAAGAAACAGACGAGGTCAATATAGGACTTGAAAGTTTAGTTAAGTCTTTGGTGGTCTATTTAGATTCTTTCAATAGTAATATTCTAAATATTAACCCGCATATTGATAGAAATCTGATAACGATTAAGTTGGATAATCGTAAGTTTCTTGAATTTATCAAGGGTAAAAAGATTCAGCATAGTCTGATTGCTTGTAAAGAAGATGTGGCAGTAGAAGTCAAGAATTACAAGTGTGTTAAAAACTTGAAATATTATCCGACAAGAAAGCCATTGAATTATGCATTTGTTGTTGATGATAACAAATTGGAAGAATTTTTCAATCAGTTCAGGTCTTTTGTTGTTAAGAAGTTGAGCGACATTGTAGAGGAGGGTGAATAATTATGGCAAGATTTTCGTATGATGAGGTAGACAACTATGGAGGTGGAGGTAGTGGTAATTTCTTATCAATACCTAATGATGGTGATGTAGTCAAAGTTAGATTCTTGTACAATGGTCTTGATGACATTGAAGGTGTGGCAATACATCAGATAGAAGTTGATGGTAAGAGAAAGTATGTAAACTGTCTGCGTGAATATGGTAAGCCCGTTGATGATTGTCCTTTGTGTAAAGCAGGTATGTTTGTAAATGCAAAACTGTTTATACCTGTATATGATGTAGAGAGTGGGCAAGTAAAGATATGGGAACGTGGTAAGAAGTTCTTTGGTAAGTTAGCAGGTATATGTTCACGTTATGCATCAAAAGATTCTTTGGTATCTCATCTGTTTGAGATAGAACGTCATGGAAAGAAAGGCGATACACAGACTACATATGAAGTATATGAATGTGGTTCTGATGATACAGTACTTGAAGATTTACCCGAAGCTCCTGATATTATAGGTAGCATTGTGCTTGATAAGAGTAAAGATGAGTTGCAGTACTTCCTTGATTATGGTGATTTTCCGGGTTCAGATAGTGCTGATAGACCTGCAAGACGTTCAACAAGTAGTGATGAGATGCCTGTTCGTAGAAGAACACCCAGAAATAATGAGGATACATTCTAATGCCATTATTTGATGTGCCTGTAAGAGCAGGCAGAGAAGCAGATAAGAAAATAGCGAAGAAGGCTAACTCAAATGTAAGACAGACTGCCACCGTAAAAGGTGGCAGTAGTCTTATCGAGAGAATAGCGGCAATAAAATCACTTGTAGATAGTAAGTTAGGGCATCTTAAAGATGATTACATCATCATACAAGATGAGGATGTTCTGAAAGAATATATAGATAAGTGTATAGACAATGGTGTAATAAGCATAGATACAGAAACAACAGGGTTAGACCCGTTGCAAGATAGTATTGTGGGTATATGTATTTATACACCTAATGAACAAGCGGCATATATACCAGTCAATCATATCTCATATATGACTGGGTTAAGAATAGAAAATCAGTTATCAATAGATGTATTATATAGTGCTTTTAAACGCATTGTAGACGCAAATATAGACGTTATAATGTTTAATGCATCATTTGATATACGTTTTATGAAACAAATCAATGTAACGCTACATTGCACATGGGATTGTTATTTAGCGGCGAGATGTTTGAATGAGAATGAAGGAGCCGGTAACAGAGGACTTAAAGCATTACATGGAAAATATGTTTTGAATGGTGCAGAAGATGTATTCTCGTTTGGTGATTTATTTAAGGGAATAACATTTGATAAAGTGCCAATAAAGACAGGATATATTTATGCGGCACATGATGCGATAATCACATATGAATTATATCAGTATCAAAAACCATTCTTGACAATGGGTAATGAAGAATGTGAACGCAGAGGTTTACATGATGTAGCATGGGTATTTCATAATATAGAAATGCCTTGTGTAGATGTAGTGGTACAAATGGAAGATACTGGTGTAGAATTTGACTTCGCATATAATGAGGAGTTAAAGAAAAAGTATCATGCCATACTTGACGAACGTGAAGAAAAGTTCCATAATGTATGTGAGATGTATAAAGATGAGATAGCAGAATTTAGGGCAACTAATCCAAAGTTAGAAGACCCGATAAATATAGCATCACCACAACAAGTTGCAATGTTGTTATACGATGTAATGAAATGTCCATTATATTATGATAAGAAGCATAAAAAGGAAACAAGAAGTACGGCAGAAGATGCATTAAATAAGTTAGATAATCCAGTATCAAGAGCAATACTCGATTATAGAGAGTTTGCCACAATAGTCAGTACATTTATTGATAAGTTACCTGATTGTGTTAACCCAAAAGACGGACGAATACATTGTAAGTTTAATCAGTATGGTGCAGATACAGGTAGATTCAGTAGTGAGAATCCTAATCTTCAAAATATACCAAGTCATGTTAAAGACATAAGAAAGATGTTCAAAGCCACAGATGGCTATGTTCTAATGTCAAGTGACTATTCACAACAAGAGCCAAAATGTTTAGCGGCGTTATGTAGAGAACATGGTGATAGTCAGATGTTTGATACATTCATGAAAGGCAAAGACTTATATAGTGAGATTGCAAGTAAGGCATTTAATAAACCTTATGAAGAATGTAAGGAGTTTAATGTAGATGGCACTACGAATAAAGACGGTAAAGAAAGAAGAAGCCAAGCAAAGAGCATATTGCTCGGTGTTCTATATGGAAGAGGAGTACCGTCCATTGCTGAACAACTTGGTACAACCACAAAGAAAGCCCAAGATATTAAAGAATCTGTATTTAGAGGTTTTCCTGCTATACGAAAGTTTGAAGAAGATAGCATCGACATGGCAAAAACAAAGGGATATGTAACAACTGTATGTGGTAGAAAGAGAAGATTGCCGTCTATGCTAAAACCAGACTATGAGTTTAAGTGGGTAGATGGTGTGCCACATGATACTGATGTGCTTGATTTTGATAATGAAGTATCAGAAGAAGTACCCGAAGCAATACAGAAGAAGTACCTGTTAAAGTTAATGTCTTGTCATTTTAAGGATAAGAAGAAAGTATTTGAACTCGCAAATTCTGAAGGTGTATGGATTATAGACAACACAATGGATAAAGATACGACCAAAGTAGTCAATGCACGTATTCAAGGTAGTGCGGCAGACTTGACGAAGTTAGCCATGATAAAGTTGTTTAAGAACGATAGATTGAAAGAATTAGGTTTCAGACTTCTTATACCAGTGCATGATGAGTTGATAGCAGAGTGTCCAGAAGAGAACGCAAAAGAATGTTCTGAATTATTGGCAAAGATAATGTCAGATGCGGCAGAAGAAATATTAAAGATGCCAATTAAATGTGATGTAGAAGTAACAAAGTGCTGGTATGGAGAGGAGATAACAGTATGAAGATAAATTATTTCATATTATCTTATAACAAGCCAGATTATATACCAACATTAGAAATGTTACACAGATACGGTATTTATGATGATGTGTATGTAGTTGCAGGGTATGATGACCCGAGTTTAGAACAGTACAGAGCATTGGATAATTCATTGATATTTGATAAAGAACTCGTGGCTGATAAAGTAGATAGTTTAGGTGAGTATGCAAAGACATTAAAATTATGTACTTATGCCAGAGTATTTGTTGATGAGTATGCCAGAGAACATAATATGAGGTATATATGCATACTGTTTGATGATATACAGTCGGTTGAAATAAGATACAGAGATGGTGAACTTATTCGTAGTAGCCGAGAATTTGATTTAAGAAAAGCATTAACATATTATGCAGAGTTATTGGAACTTAACGAACATATTTATATGACAGGACCTCCTGGTTCATCATTTTACATAGGTAGTGAGCCGGGTATAGAGAATGAAACTTGCAGTCATTATGCCAACATACTTATATATGATACGCAGAAACCGTTGGCTCAATATAAAGCAAGTGTTATGGAAGATATGTATATTGTCTTATCTAATTCAGTAATAGGACATATAGGATTATTTCCATTTGGGTTACAAGTGAATTGTAGACCTTCTAAAGTTACAGACGATGCATATAAAGGCATAACAAATTCAGAATATATACAACAGTATGCTATATTGACTGGTCAAGTATCAGCAAATGCGAAAAATATGGTAGTGCCGTATAATAGATATACGCCAAGAATAATAAGTGGGAGGTACAAGAAATGAGTTTGTTTGAAGTGCAAAGAAAGACGGCAATGGGTGATGATACAAAGTATTCAAGAGCAATCAGAATACCGCAGTATAATCCAAGTGAATCAAAACCGCATATTGATAGTTTGTTGGATTATAGTAAGTACAGTAAATTGTTGCAGGCTATAAAGAACTCAAATGTATCAGAGGAAGAAAAGAAGTTTTTAAGATTAGCGGCGAGTAGACATATAGTATTTAATTATGCAAAGATAGCCGATTATTATGCCCATGCAGATAAAGAGATGCAAGAACTTATGGAGCAGTCAGCATTAGTAATATTGGATATAGATGATGCGATAGCAAATGGGTATGTAAAGTTATCGGCAAAGATGAATCAGTTAGTAGAAGAAGCCAGAGCATTAAAGGAACAAACAGATGATTGATATGACCAAGTTTGGTATTATAGTGCTTTGTCATTGTAGGCCAAATGACACTACAACACCAAAAGTATTGAGAAGTTGTAATTATACAGGCCCTATAATTTTGTTGCTTGACGATGAAGATGAAACTATAGACCAGTATAGAGCAAATTATCCAGAATATATCATTGAAACATACAGTAAGGATGAAATGATGAAGTCAGTAGATTCTATGGATAATTTGCATGATAAAAGATGTGCGGTGTATGCAAGAAATGCCTGTTTTGATGTAGCAGAAAAATATGGTTTTAAATATTTCTGTCAAATGGATGATGATTATGTATCAATACCGTATAGATACATAGTAGGGCCAACATTATATAGGGATAATAACACAAAACTTGATGAGGTATTTAAAGCATACCTTGAGTTTATGGAACTCAATGAGCATATAGGTTCAGTAGCGTTTGCAGAGCCCGGTGATTTTGTTGGCGGTGTAGGTAGTCATCTAAATCATAAGAAGTATTTACAGAAATGCATGGGCAGTTGGATATGTTTTACAGATAGACGTTTACATTTTCAAGGTACAATGAATGACGATGTGAACACATATAGTTTAGCAGGTTCAAGAGGACAGTTATTTTTCACATTCAACTTTATAATGATAGATACACCACCCACACAGTCAATAAAAGGTGGCATGACAGATATTTATATGGGTAGAGGTACATACACCAAGACATTTTATACAGTTATGTGTTGCCCATCATTTGTCAAAGTAGATATGTTCGGTGATAGATATTATAGAATACATCATAAGTTTAATTGGGAGAACGCAACACCTAAAATCATAAGTGGGAGATATAAGAAATGAAATATGATTATCTGATAGTAGGTGCAGGACTGTTTGGTGCTACATTGGCAGAGAGATTAACAAACAGATATAATAAGAAAGTACTGGTTGTAGAGAAGAACGATTTTGTTGGTGGTATGTGTCATACATATAAGCAAAGTGGTATAACAGTACATGAATTTGGTGCTCATATATTCAGAACAAACGATGAAGAAATATGGGATTATGTTAATAGTATAACTCCGTTTAAGCCATTTGTTAATTCACCTTTGGCATATTGTGAAGGCAAAATTTATAATCTTCCATTTAATATGAATACATTCTATCAGTTATGGGGCATACAAATACCAGCTGATGCAGAAGATAAGATAAAGAAAGAATGTATTGATTATAAAGAGCCAAAAAACCTTGAAGAATATGCGTTATCAAAAGTAGGTACTACAATATATGAATTATTTATAAGAGAGTATACCGAGAAGCAATGGGGTAAGAAATGCACAGAACTACCACCGAGTATATTAGGTAGACTTCCATTGAGATTTACTTTTGATAATAACTATTATGCAAATAAGCAGTATCAAGGTATACCAGTGCATGGATATACTCGGTTAGTAAATGAAATGTTGAAGCATACCGAAGTACTTACTGGTATAAAAGATTGGCATAATTATGAGTATAGAGCAGATAAGATAATATATACAGGCAGTATAGATGAGTATTATGATTATAAATTTGGTAGATTAGATTATAGGTCATTACGATTTGATACAAATATTGTTGGTATATCAAATCTTTATGGTAATGCAGTAACAAATTATACTACTAAAGAATATCCATATACAAGAGCAATAGAGCATAAGCATTTTCTTGGTGAAGAAAGTACAGACACTATTATATCTTATGAATACCCAGAGAAATATACGGGTGAGAATGAGAGATACTATCCTATTGAAACAAATGATAATCTTGCGTTATACTCTAAATATGCAAACATTGAAAACGATAAGACAATATTTGCTGGCAGATTAGGAAGTTACAAGTACACAGATATGGAGCAAACAATAATAAACGCAATAGATTTAGCATGTGAGTTACAATAAAAGGAGGAGAACAGAATGAAACTTACATTAAAAACAGAGAAACTACAAGAACTGGTATCAAGAGCAATCAAAGGTTGTTCAAATGATAAGATGATACCGCTGACAGGTTTAATGTCTATCGAAGTATCAGAACATAGACTTACACTTGCCACAACCGATGCTACAAACTATCTTTTCATAACAGAGGATAAAATCCTGACTGACGATTTTAGTGTAGTAGTAACGGCAGAAACATTTTCAAAACTTATAGCAAGAATGACTTCGGAGAATGTAACGCTTGAACTTGTTGGTGAAGTATTGAATGTTACAGGTAATGGTGAATACAAGATAGAGTTACCACTTGATGAAGAAGGTGAACTTATAAAATTCCCAAGACCTCTTGATAGTATAGATATTAAGACAGTAGAAGCCAACTATACTGTAAAACTCACAACAATAAGGCAGTTGCTTACAGTAAATAAACCCGCACTTGAAACGTCAGTAGATGGTTCGTGTTACACAGGTTATTATGCTGGTAATAGTGTAGTATCTACAGACTCATATAAGATATGTGGTACCGGTATTAAACTCTTTGATGAGCCTATACTTATAAGACCTGAAACTATGGACTTATTGGATGTAATGAATAGTGAAGATGTGCGTGTATATATAGACGGCGATACAATCATATTTGCTACACCTGATTGCATAGTATATGGTAAAACACTTGAAGGTATAGAAGATTATCAGATAGATGCAATCTCTGGTCTGTTAGAGTTAGACTTCCCGAGTGAATGTTCTGTATCAAAAGATGCGATACTCCAGGCACTTGATAGACTTTCATTGTTTGTAGGTCAATATGATAAGAATAGTATATATTTGACATTTACCAGAGATGGTATTATGATTTCAAGTAAGAAGTCGAGCGGCACAGAAACAGTACCATATAAATCAAGCAAGGACTTTAATGACTTTACATGTTGTATTAATATAGAGATGTTACAAACGCAGATTAAAGCCCATACACTTGATGAGATAACAATACAATATGGTCTTGACAACGCATTGAAGATAGTCGATGGCAATGTTACGCAGATAGTAGCATTTGCCGAAGATGAGCGTACTGCATAAGCCCCCAATACTGGCACATGAGAACTCCCCTCAAATAAAAAAATATGATTGTAACTCCCCTTAAAGATTATACAATTTCTCATGTGCCAGTTGTTTTTTACATTAACATGTAGTATAATGTTACTACAATGAATCGAAGTTTTGATGTGAAGGAGGCAGAAAATGAATACTTATGGAAATGAAGAAAGAACATGTTGCATATGTGGTTGTAAGTTTAGAGGTTGGGGTAATAATCCTTGGCCTGTAGTGCAAGATGTAGATGCCAGATGTTGTGACTTATGTAATGATACAAAAGTATTGTCGGCAAGAATCACGCAGATGTACGTGAATAGTAGAAAGGAAAGTAAGTAATGGCAAGAGATTCCTTAAAGTCAGTAATGCGACTTATAGATGCGACTGCCAAGAACTTACCACCTGAACAACAATTCTTGGCAGACTTAAAAAGGTCAATCGAACTTGACGATATGAAAGGCTACAGAAAGCCAAGTCAGACATATAAACCAAGTGGAATGAATTGCATACGTGCTATGTATTATCAAGTAGCGGGTAAAGAAGTAAAGCCAAGTACAAACGGCTACATGATGATAGGTATATGTAATAGTGGTACAGATATACATGTCCGTATTCAGGATGCTATTGCCAATATGAAAGAGAACGGCATAGACTGTGAGTATGTAGATGTAGAGGACTTTATAAAGACCAGAGAACTTGACTATCTTGAAATAAGAGAACGTCATGGCAATGAGTTGAAGTTGTACCACAAGAAACTTAATATGTCATTCATGACAGACGGCATATTAAAGTTATATGGTAAGTATTATATCTTTGAAGCAAAGACAGAAGCCAGTTTTAAGTGGCAGAATAGAACAGGTGTTGATCCTAAACATCACAATCAAGGTATTGCTTATTCAGAAGCCTTTAAACTTGATGATGTAGTATTCCTTTATATTAATCGTGATGTACTTGATATGAAAGCCTACATATACCATGTTACAGATGATATGCGACAGAATTTGGTGAGTAGAATAGTGGAAGTTGATGGGTATGTAGAGAGAATGATTACACCACCAAAGCCAGATATTCCTAAACGTGAGTGCAGTTATTGTATGTATAAGGAGATGTGCGATAGTGATAAGTAGTTGTGCAATAAATGGTATAACAATAGATGGTGACAGTAGTATCGTTATAAGTGATGATACTAATAATTGGTATGTTACAACAAACACATTAACGTATAACAATAAATGGACTTATGCTGATAACGCAAAATATTGGTGCAAGACTATTGCAGAGAAACATTTTAATTATCCATTTTGTGGCGCACCTAATCAGATTGATGTTTGTGAATATTGTGGCAGTGCATATGAAGGAGAAAATGAATGACAATAGTAGTTTTTGAAGAAGATACCAAAGAAATTCTTGCAGTTATAAGGAAAGACAGAGAATGTATAACTAAAAAAGGAATTGATTTTCGTATCTATGAGAAGTCAGAGCCAATTTTTACAGATAGAGAAGGCAAAATATATCTTGATGATAAATGGCTTGTGAATAAAGGAGAAGATTTATGGGTGTAAATAGAGGAAAAGATTTTGAAAAAGTAATAAAAGAAGCCTTTGAAAAAGTACCAGGTGTGAGTATAGATAGAATACATGACCAGATGAATGGTTATGCATGTTCTGCCAACATATCAGATTTTATCATGTACAGATATCCATATGAGTATTATATAGAATGTAAGTCCACACATATGGGTACACTTCCATTTAGTAATATATCAGACAAGCAATGGAATGGTATGTTAGAGAAGTCGAAGATAACTGGTGTGATTGCTGGTGTAATATGTTGGTGGATAGATAAAGATATGACTGCATTTATACCCATACAGATACTTGATGTGTTAAAGAACTCAGGTTATAAGAGCGTTAAATGGGATGATGTGCATGATAATCCAGACATATTTGAAATACCTGGCAAAAAGAAAAGGGTGTTTTATGATTATGATATGCAACACTTCTTTAATGTTATGAACATATATTATAGGCTTACACATCAATCAGAGATACCTACAAGGAGTGGAATATGGCCAAAATAAAACTTGAAACAGTCGAGGCTTTACAATCAGAGATAGAAGAAAATTCCCAACTTATGGAAGATATAGTAGAGCAGATAGTTAGCCAGTTTAGTGAAGATTTGGATAATTATGTTTACTTCATCAAAGGTTGTTTGCAGAATGGTGAACGTCAGTTATCAAATGAAGAACTGGATGATGTGTGTATGAACTTATCTACCCTCATATACTACGCATCATATCAATGTGAGAGTTTAGGTATCAAAGACGATATAAGTAAAGCCCTGTACAAAGAGATTTACCATTCAAGACGTTCAGAGATTGACAAAGGTACAGTAGCCGATAAGAATAGTCTGGCAGAATTGCAATCACAAAATGAACAGTTGACCGCTATATGTTATAGCCGTGCTTATAAAGCCTTAAAAGCTAAAGTTGAGGCAGCACAGGAAATATTAAGTTCTTGTAAAAAAATAATGTCCAGGCGTATGCAGGAGTATGAGTTGACACGTATGCAAAAATAGTGTATGATGTTGTTATGAAAGAGCATACATATACTGTTTATATTCATATTTCACCAAACAATAAAGTTTATGTTGGTATTACACATCTAAAACCGGAGTACAGATGGGCTAATGGTAAAGGCTATGAACATAATAAATATTTTTGGAGAGCAATTCAAAAATATGGTTGGGATAATTTTGAACATAAGATTATAGCAGACCATTTAACACAAGAGCAGGCTTATTATTTAGAGAGGTTGTTGATACAACATTACAATTCAACAGATTCCAAATTTGGATATAATTCAAGTGTTGGTGGTGATAAGTCAGCATTTGGTGCAAGGTATAAAAGAGGCCCATTTAGTGATGAGCATAAGAAATCGTTAAGCAAGGCTTGGATAAAACGAAAAGAAAAAGGTTTGGGCGATCCTTGGAATAAGGGTTTGAAACTTAAAGATACAGGTCGTCTTGATAATTTTATAAAAGCGGGTAAACAGAACGCAGAGCGACAAAAAAAGCCAGTGCAGATGATAGATATAAATACAGGTGAAGTATTGAAAGAGTTTGCAAGTGTTACAGATGCCGCTAAATATCTAAAAAAGAATTATACAAGTAGTATTATAGACACTGCATTAGGTAAACGTAAAAGTGCATTAGGGTATTATTGGAAATATATAGAAGGAGAAATAGAAAAATGAGCATGGCAGATGTAATGAAGGCGTTTAATAAAAAAGCAAATGAAGATATAGTGAAGCAAGGTCTTACATCTTATACATTTAAAAGAATACCATTTACAAGTCCACGAATGAATTACTGTACATATGGTGGTCTTCCTGTTGGTAAACTGATTGAGTTTTATGGAGAAGAGCATGGTGGTAAGACAACGACTGCACTTGATATAGTAGCCAACTTTCAGCAGATGGAAGAAGAAAGACGAGTGTTGTGGTGTGATTGTGAGAATACACTTGACCCAGAATGGGCAAAGAAACTCGGTGTAGATATAGATGATATGTATATATTGAAGCCAGAAAATCAGAGTGCAGAAGAAATATTCCAATTTATTCTTGACAGTATAGATACAGGTGAGATAGGACTTGTAGTTATAGATAGTCTTGGAGTTATGGTGTCAGCACAAGCACTTGACAAGTCAATGGAAGAAAAGACTTACGCTGGTATATCTGGAGCACTTACGACATTCGGTGGTAAAGCAGAGATGTTATGTCAGAAACACCAGTGTACTGTAATAGGTATAAATCAGATAAGAGATGATATGAACAGTATGTGGGGTGGTATAAAAACACCCGGTGGTAAAGCATGGAAACATAATGTATCTGTTCGTATGCAGTTTACACGTGGTTCATTTATAGATGAAAAGGGTAATGAGATAAAGAGAAGTAGTGAAAGCCCTGCCGGCAATATAGTTATGATGAGTATGACCAAGAATAAATCATGTCCACCTAATAGACGTACTGGTTTCTATACTATCAATTATGAAACGGGTGTGGATTATTTGAAAGACCTTGTAGAACTTGCAATTAAGTATGGTATAATAGATAAAGCAGGAGCATGGTTTAGTATATTAAATCCAGAAACAGGAGAACAGATAGAGAAGTTACAAGGTCAAGCAAATGTAAATGAATATTTGGAAGACCCAGATAATGAAACTGTTCTTACTATGATAGAAGAATATGTAGATAGTCATATCTAAAGTACCAAGCGTGGAGTATTAAACTTCACGCTTATACCTGTTGTAAAACGTGTAGTATAATGTTATAATACAATCAGAAAATGAAACAACACGAAAGGAGATGTTGAAATGTCAAAAGAAAACACCAATTATGATGTGCGAATCGCATTGTACGATGGCACAAAGAATCCAATAGCAAACATTCAATTCTTTAATGATTGTGAATTGTTGCTGGAGTGTAAGAGAATAACTGTAATAAGAGATGGTAGCAGATTATATTTTCACAAAGGTGATAGTGTCAAGGGAAGTATAAAGTTATCAGGTAGTGGTGAGAAGTTACAGTTGTGGAAAGACTATAGTAAAGTCAGAGATATGGAAGGTAAATATGACCTGAAGTATGATAAAGAACGTGACCTATACTATATAGATAAAGAGAATAAACTTTCCAATCATATACACAGAAGTCCAGTAAAAGGAGTAAAACAGTTAAATCATAATGTAGGCAACAGAGAACACGTAGAACTGAAAGGAGAACAAATCGTGACCGCAATCATTAAAGACAGAGGTAAGAAGGCAGTAGAAAATGCAAACAAGCAGAAGAAGGCAGACGAGAATAGTTTGGTAGTAAAAGCGTTGATGCAGTTATTAAAGACACAGGTCAAAGATAATGCAGAGGCACTTTCTACAATAGAAGTAATTGAAAAGTTTATTTAAGAGGAGGTACAGAAAATGTTATCATTAGTAGAACTTCAGGAGATTTTAGGAAAGCACGTAAAGGCCATTGATGACTCTGACAAGATGAAAGCCGTAGAAAGACAGATAGAGTTAGAGAACTCTATGGCAATATCAAGTCTTGCCAAGCAGATGATAGCCAGTGCAAAGGTACAGTTACAGGCGAAGCAGTTAGAGACCGAACTTGAAGGAGTTATCAAGAAGAATGGCTAAAAAGTTTACGTCAGAGGAAGATAAGTACATATTAGAACATTGGCAAGACGGAGAATGGTCTGTCATAGCAGATGTGTTAGGACGTACATCTTCCTCTGTACGTCAACGTGCTAACAAAATGGGTTTAACTCATTCACCTCGAAAATCATTTACAGAGGTAGAGGATAATTATATTCGCACTCATTATCAAGACGAGACCTATACCAAAATAGCAGAAGTTCTTGGTAGAACCAGATTTTCTGTTCAACGTAGAGCAGATAGATTAGGATTACGATGCAGAGCAGTACCTTTTAAGTTTACACCAGAAGAAGATGAATGGTTGAAAGAGATGATGCCAAAATATCCTTATAGGTATGTAGTAAAAATGTTTGTTGAAAAGTTCGGTAAAACTTTAACAAAACAACAGTTGCACGGTCATAATTATAACGTTTTGAAAGTCGATAGTGGCCATAAAGGAAATAAACAGTATATGATGATAGAGCCTATAGGGTATGAATATACTAATCCAAGAGGATATACATATGTAAAGATACAAGATACTGGAAATCAGCATAGAGATTTTAAGGCAAAACATCAGATAGAATATGAGAAGTATAACGGTACTCTACCAGAAGGTTATATAGTAGTATTTCTTGATGGTGATACACAGAACTTTAGTAAGGATAATCTATATGCAGTTCCCAAAAAGATACATTGCAGATTATGTTTAGGTTCTATCTATGAGAAGCACGATAGAGATTTAACTCTTGCGGCTATAAAAACTTGGGAATTACATTACGCGGTGAAAGATGCAAAAGACGTATAAGATATTTGAAGGCGAACAACTAAAGATAGCCGAGAAGATACAACAGAGGCGATTGCAATTACTAATTCATTCCTGCATTTATTATGAGATGGATAGAAACATCATCACAGATAAAAAGTGGGATGAATGGGCAAGAGAGTTGAAGAAACTTCAAGAGGATTATCCAGATATATCAAGACGGGTAATGTATTATGCAGAGTTTAAAGATTGGGATGCAAGTACAGGAGCATTTCTACCGCTGAAAGATGAATGGGTGGTCAAAAAAGCAAAATGGTTGCTAAATCCCGAATTTAAAAATTTTGAAACCTCTAATAAACCCGCGGCTGATAAGAAAACTGGTTCAATGAAGTTATTCTGATACCTGTTGTAATGGCAATAAACGTGTAGTATAATGAAAGAGAAGAAAAGATGAGACCTAAAAATTTCAGTACAAGATTTTACAGTAATAAACAAGAAAAGCATATCGCAAAGGTAACTGGTGGTAAACAAACTGCAAATAGTGGTGCAACTGCATTTAGTAAGGGTGATGTAAGAACAGACCAATTCTTGATAGAAGCAAAGACAGTTATCAAAGAACAGAAATCCTTTACAATAAAAAGAGAATGGCTTGATAAGAATGAAGAAGAAAGATTTGCTATGGGCAAAGATTATTCAGCATTGGCCTTCAACTTTGGTGATGAAAAAAACTTTTACGTTATTTCTGAAAAACTTTTTGTGATACTATTGGAGTTGTTAAAGAAGGAGGAAGAAAATGGATAAGAATGTATATATCTGCACAAACGATAATAACAATTATTCAAGAGCGGTTTTAATGACAGAAGAACAGGCAAAAGCAGTAAATTGGTTTTTAGAAAATATAGTTGAGGATGATGTTTATAGTTGTTATCCACCTGAAGCATGTGCGGAAGAAATATTTTAAGGAGGAAGAAAATGGTTAAGTATCGAGTAGTAGTTAGGGTAAGTTACAATGAAGCGTGGTTTGAGTTTGATGATGCCAAAGAAGCAGTCAGTTTTGCCAGTATTGCATTATCTCACATGGTATCTAATGAAGATGCAAAGAAGCCTTCAAGAATTGCCATTGATGTAGTCAATACAGAAATGGAGGAAGAAGATGACTAAAACAAAGCAGGTATTAGAGCATTTAAGAGAATATGGTATGATAACTTCATGGGAAGCAATTCAGCAGTACGGTGCGACAAGATTAGCATCCATAATATGTAATCTTCGTAAGCAAGGTTATGATATAGAAACCAAGACAGAACTTGCAAAAGATAGAAATGGTAATACTTGTCAATATGCAAAATATGTTTATCGTGGGAGGATAGAATAACATGGGAATAGTTGATGTATTTAGTGCCGAAGATAGAGTTGAGATTAAGGTATCGCAGTTGATACAGATTATCAGAAAAGATGTTCAGGCAGAAATGTTATTGAATGGTGTATTGAATGAAGTTGACCATGATGCTATATGTCAAGTAGTTACAGGTAAACGCATTTCAGACCATAAGATATATAAGGAGATAAAGAATGGCGATTAAATCACTTGCGATAAAATATAGACCTAATACATGGAATGATGTAGTAGAGCAGACTACAATCAAAGAGATACTCCAGCAACAGTTATCAACAGGCACAATAAAGAACGCATATCTTTTTGTAGGTGGTGCTGGTACAGGTAAGACAACTTGTGCCCGCATTTTTGCGAATGAGATTAACAAGGGTGAAGGTAATCCCATTGAGCAAGATGCGGCAAGTAATAATAGTGTAGAAGATGCCAGAGAATTGATAAAGCAGGCAAAGACAAAGAGCCTCGATAGTGAATATAAAGTATTTATTATAGATGAGTGCCATATGTTATCAAATGCGGCATGGAATGCACTTCTCAAACTGATAGAAGAACCACCAGCAAAGTCAATATTTATATTTTGTACAACAGACCCGCAGAAGATACCGAAGACAATATTAAGTAGGGTACAGAGATATGACTTCCAGAGAATAAGTCAGCAGGGTATTTTTGACAGATTGCACCATATAGCCTTAACAGAATTTTATAATGTTAAAGATATAACTATTGACCATGATGCGATAGAGTATATAGCGAAGATAGCCGATGGTGGTATGAGAGATGCTATAACAATGATGGATAAGTGCTTTTCATATAATCAAGATTTAACTATGGAGAATATAGTACAAGCATTAGGGTTAAATGAGTTTGATACGATGTTTGAACTTACAACCTGTGTATTGGAGAATAACGGGTATGATATAATATCTATAGTAGAAAATGTGCATAAGCAAGGGAAAGACTTAAAGATATTTATGAAATCCTATATGCAATTTCTACTGGACGTAAATAAATATCTTATGCTCGGTGATTTTCATTTTGTAAACATTCCTAATACATATAAAGATGATTTAGAAGAATTTAATGGTGATTGGGAGAAACAGAGATTGAAAGAGTTGTTGACCACAATAATAAAACTCAATGCAGATATAAAGTGGGACACATCACCGAAGTATGTGATTGAGGCAACATTATTATTGGAGGTTGATGATGGCACAGATAATAACATTTAATGTAGGTCGTAGAAATGGTAAAACATTAGAGCAAGAGAGATTGAAGGCATTAGCAAAAGGCAGAATAAGACATTTTACATGTAATGACTGCGGTGCAGACATTGAAGTGATAAATGAAGATTATCCAGATATATGTCCTGGATGTAACAGATTGATAACTCATTGGAATAAAGCAGAGGAGAATAAATGATAGGTCAAAAATCACTAATAGATGATATAGACAATCTTATAAGCAGAGAGAAATATCCAAGATTTTCTATATTTGTAGGTCTAATAGGAAGTGGTAGAAAGACACTTGCAAAAGAAATAGCAAAAAAGATGGATATGCAAGTAGTACAACTGCCAGATGTGAAAGTAGATACTGTTAGGTCTATGATAACAGAAGCATATAAAGTACCATACAAATATATGTATATCATACCCGATGCAGAAAATATGTCTTCGGCATCTAAAAATGCAATTCTCAAAATAACAGAAGAACCACCTAACAATGCATATTTTGTAATGACGGTGCAAGATGAAAGCCAGTTACTTGATACAATAAAAAGTAGAGGTACAATCTTTCACATGCACAGTTATACACCAGAAGAAATAGCCGAGTATGCAGACTGTAGAGATACCAGAGAACTTGAAATTGTAACGTCAGTATGTGAAGTGCCCGGTGATGTAGAAAAACTGCGTAATGTTGATATAGACGCCTTCTATAACTATGTAGATAGCGTGGTAGAGAATATAGCAGTAACAAATGGCTCAAATGCATTTAAGATTGGTGCAAAGATAAATTTCAAAG